CGCACTGGTATTGTTCATCCGCCCATCCGCCTGTGCGCTGGAAGTGGTAGGCGGTGCGAATTCCCCCCGCTCTGGCTCCAGTATCCCGGCTTCCTTGCGAATGGCCAGCACGATTTCATGGTACAGGTCACGCGGGCCGCTTTCGATAAGCGATTCCGCCGTGGCGGGCTGCCCTTTGATAGTCAGGCCCCGGACGGACAGCAGCAGATGACGAACCCATGTTGGACTGATTTTGTCATCCAGCAGTTCTTTCAAATCGTCAATGATGCGCCGATACACAGAGGCCGTTCGAAGCTTGTTTTCATCCGGCTGTTGCTCTTCCGCGTCCAGCTTCTCGGACACCAGTTCGCGGATGCGGGAGTTCGAGTCCGCAAGGGCCAAGCGAATCTTCAAACGCTTGCCTTCGGTGAACTGGTGGATGGTGAAGGCCACGCCCGCGAAATCGGGGTTGTCAGGCTCCCGGCCTTCCGGGTCCTTGTACTTCGGCAACTTCGATGCAATCGTAACTTCCGGGTCAAAGTTCATGCGTTTAAACACCTTGAGTTAGAAATTGAGAAATTACATAGGGGCACCTGTGACAGTGCCCCCGGCCCCTTCCCTAGCCCCACACGCTTAGAAGGGGGACTTCGCTATGTGATAGCCAGGATCAATTCGGCAGTGGTGGTCAGGGACGCCGTAGTAGCGTTCATGTTCCCAAACTGCGCTACCCACCTGTCACCGGAACCGTCTTCCAGGGATGGCGGGGTCACTTGCAGGCCGGTCAGGGTAAACGTCCAGGTGTTGCCCGCGACGTTGCCCAGGACCAGGACGGCCCCGAACACATTATCCTCCACGCCATGCGTCAGCAAGTCAGTCATGGCCGCACCGTCATCGTCCCACAAGTCGAACTTGAGCGCGATATCGCGCATTCCCAGACCGTATCCCGCAACGTACTGGCTGCCGAAGGAATACTGCGGAGTCACCGGACGCCGGAACGTCAGGGTACCGGATTTCACGGTGGCAACGGCGTTGGAATTCATCGTCAGAGAACCGGAGAAGGAAGTCACTACCCCGCCGTTGGTAACAGGGGTGCTCGGCTCGGTGAAGGCCGCAATAAGCTGCGATCCCTTTGCGCCCGCATCCAAGGTGGCGAAGGTAAGGGAATCGGGAACGTAAACCCCGGTCCCGCTCATCTTCAGCTTGGACACCACGCCGTCATTGAATCCCCAGTCCGCTTCCGACATCGCCACGCCCCATGCAATCTGCTGCTGCACGGTGCTGGGAGTTCGGAAATGGCCGATGGTAATGGGAATGAAAGCGTCCGTCAGGTTGTAGGTAACGCTGGTGGTTCCAACCACAGTAGGTGCCTGTCCGAACAGCGACTGGAAAAACGGGTCACAGTCCGGCTTGACACCTGGGCTACCGTTGGCCGCAAGGTCCATTTCGACGGACACGGACGCGCTGCGCAGCCCAGTGATGCCAGGGACGCGCGAGAGCGTGCCGGTCTTGTCATTGCGCACGGCGCGCGGGTTCATGGGTTGCAGCTTCACCTTGCTGTGCCTGCAACAGTTGGCCCCAGTAAGAGACGCCGCCGTGCCAATCACGGACTGCGTAGCGACGTAGATCCGACCACTTCTTGCGACTGAATAATTACCCATTGGGTTGACCCTTCTTTAGCTCTTCCAGGTGAGCAGCGACAGCAGCCTGGGCCGCGCGGAACTTCACCTGGAAGGCTTCCGGCGCGCTGGCGCGAAAGGCAGGATAGGGATACAGCGACACTTCCTGCTCCGTGAAATTGAAATCCTTTTGCGGACACAACTGCGCGCCACCTTCCAGCGCGTTCAGTGCAGCCGCCGCGTCCAGCTTGACTTCCGTTCCGAACTTCTCAAGCTTCAGGTCCCCAAGCTGGCATTCCGAACCTATGAAGAAATACGACTGCTTTTCCATGTGTGCTCCGTTGTTAGTTAGTGTCCAAGGTGAACACCAGATTGAAGACGATGGCCTGACGCCACATTTCCCCGGCCTGCTCTACTTCTCCGCGCGTACACATCGGGGGATTGCAAACAGAACTACTCGCGCCGTACCCCTGGGGCCAGTTACCGTTCCAGAACATATTGTTACAGGCTTCTTCGATGGCACTACAGAGAGACTCCAGCGCGGACGCTGCCTTGACAATGCTTGACGCCTTACTGGTTAGCCAGAAACTAAGCCTCAGTTCAACCGGCCCTGAAAACTTCCGTCCATGGGATTCATGGGTGTTCTGACTTCGAAGGCCGCACAAGAACGCCATCGGGTACTTTGATACCGTGGACTCTTCCAGGTCATCCGGGTGTAAATTCACCGGAAAAAACTGCGCGCTGCCCGGCCCCCAGTTAATCGTGACGGGCTGAATGCCGTAGCTACCGGCCACGGCTGCCAGGGATGCGTTGAACCCGGCTGTAGGATGGCCCAGCAGCAAGAGCGTAGCATCGGTAGCGTACTTGGTAATACCGCTCATAGTTTGCCCGTCAACCGTACCTTAATGCGCGTCCAGATGTCAGACGCCATGGCCTGTAAATCAGATGCGCTTGCGCCCCAAAAGTAACGCTGATGCCTGCGCTTCCATCGCGGACTGAACCCGGTATTGTGCCCCGTGGCCCGGCCAGCCGCTTCCCCATATATGCCGATGGCAAATTCAGTAACAGGGGTATTCTTTCCCGCCACGCTTTCATCCCCGATGGACGCAAAACCGCGATTTCCAACCCGTACTCCACTCGCTTGAAGCATGTGCGGGGCGCGCGGGCCGGTAAGATCTACACCAGCCCGGCCCAGGGATGCTTTGAAGTCCGCGTAGGACTCGTAACGGATGCCCGTTCCGCTGCGGATCTTCACCCCGCCTACGCCCATGTACCCGCCGTACTCTGACCGAATCGCGGTGACTCCCGCTGTGCGCTTCAGCAGCCTGCGTACCGCCGCTTTCTTCTGCTTGATCGTGGCCTTTGTCCGGCCCACGCGCCCCATTGGATAGTAGTAGTAAGGAGTGGTGGTATCGTAAGGCTCAAAAGAGCGTTCGTTTACGTCCACACCGCGTAAGGTACGCTCCACCATACGCGTCTTTTGGCGCTGGGCCGCGTACAGTGCATCGCCTTCGGTTGGCTTGGCTTCGTTAGCCAAACGGATGATATACTCTGCTGGATCGCCGCCACTCGCCGTCTTGAAAGTACACTCCCCCATCCCATGCTCATTGTATCAATCGAGGCCCTACTTGCCCCGACAGTCAACGGCAGAACAGTAGCAGTATCAATAACTTACAACTACGGCAAAGAGCGTCACTGAGGTTTGGCTACCAGGGGTTGCAATAACCAATTATGGCGACAATTGAAACCGCCCGCGCTCAGAAATACCCAAGGGATCTGCCCGTTATTCATAGCCCCAATCTCCGCGCGCGTCCACGTCTTCCCGGCGCGAGTCTGGTTGAGCAAGTTGCGGCAGAACGGGCGCACCAGCACGTCATCCGGCCCCCCATAACTGTACCGGACTTCCACGGTATCTGGCAAGTCCTTCTCGATAATCTGGTAGCCCCGGTCTGCGACAGTGCGATAGAAGGTTGAAAGCGCCGTGTCTGCCAGGGTCATAGCCTGCGGCACGGTAGTATCTAGCTTCACGACAAGCGCATCAATAAGCTGGCCCAGGCGCATTCCCCCCACGGACAGCATGGCTTGACGTTCAGCGGAAGCAGCCGCCGTATCCACCACAGCGTCTATGAGCCTTACCGCGCTTACCTGTTGCTGCACAAAAAGCGCGCGGTCCCGCTTGCCAAAGTCTACCTTCAGATCGCGCCCGATCTGCTTCCCCAGCCGGTCAAGCGTGTCCTGAAAGAACTCAAATTGCCCGCCGAATTTAGCCACGTATTTCTGAACGGCCTGCTGATACCCGGCCCGGTTCATGGCGCGATGAAAGATCGCGTCTACGCTTTGGAGGATGCGAGTATTGGTCTGGGTCTTGGCAATCTTCCCATTCACGATGGACAGCCGGTCTGCCAACTGGCTAACCACGTCCCGCTGGGCCTGCCTGACAATGCGCGTTATATCGTCACGGAAAGACTGTACCAAGTCTTCAATAGCCAGAGCATGTGAACGTGCCATGCATCAGCCCCGCTGAATGATGCCCATGGGTAGGCTTAGATTGCGCTCCGCATATTGCCCTGGACCCACCAGAGCGGTTCCGGTCAAAGGATCGCCGGGGAATGTGAAGGACTTGGTAGCGATGGGGATTGGGGTAGGGGTTTGCAGGCATAGAGGCCCGCCAGACGGACCCGCGTACACGTTCCAGCCGGTGGCCCGCATATACTCCACAATGGCGAAGGGAATGCTGCCAAGGGGCTGCGCACCCGTAGGGGCTACCAAGGACGTGATATCCACCACGGCCACGTTACCGGCCACCAGAGCGATGGTGGCGGGCACACTGGGCGCGGACTCTGCGTTGTTGACAAAGCTCCCCGTGCCAGTATTTGAACCGTACAGGCCAGGGTCCTGGTCTACCCAGGTAACCACCACGTCATAGCTTCCCTCGACCGTGCCGGACCCGGCCACCTGGGAAACGTTGCCGTCCCCCCAGTTGCCCGTGTTGGGTTCCCACACAGCAGCCGGACAAGGCAAAGGCCGCGTGACGATGGGCACGCCCAGCGTCCGCAAGGCGTCCCAATGCGCGCCGTTCGCTTCGGCCCGGTACCGCTCTTCCTTCGTGGCGTACCTGTCCTTCAGCGTCCGGTTGGCCGCATCTCGAAAGAAGGCGTGCAGCGCCCAGTATGCCACCCATCGCTTGACCGGGGGCCAGCTAACACCGTCCAGGGATGACACCACAATCTGGCCCATCAGGATCTTAGACCGATTGACACTCGGAAGCCCCACGTTCATGACCGCCGCATAGTGGTTTGCGGACACCGTACCGCTGTTGAGATAGCCGCCGAAAAGCTGCAAGTATTTGAAGAGCTTGTCCCCGGCTTCCTCAATCGCCCGGTGGATAATACTGCCACCGCCCGTTGGGTCATCCAGGGTAATTTCTTCCGCGCTTGCCACGGACTGCACTTCGGCGTCCAAGGTAATCAGATCGTTGGAAGAGCAGAAATCCCTGTCGGTCCAAAGCACGCGTGTATCCCCCTAATTGCAACAAAAGCCCGGCCAGCTTGGTAGCATGGCCGGGCGTCTGCGGTTATTGTGCAGGACGCGCTTAAGTCAACAGCGCGCCGATGGTAGTTCCGGGGGCTTCGCCCTTCGGAATGCGCGCCAGCGCATCCGTAATCTGGTTATGCTGGGCCACGGTCATGTTCTCCGGGGCAATAGCCATCAGAGCGGTAAGAACGCTGGCAGACAGATGCGGAGCCACGCCCTGGGTAACGGTTTTCGGGGTACTTACAGAAGCAGCCATACTTTATTGCCTTTTTAGATGCAGGGACGTGAGACTACAGGTTAGGATTGCGGGGGCTGCGGCTGGCCGTTCAGAAGCGTTTCGATCTGCTTACGCGCCGCCTGCGCCAGTGCGATTGATGTCAAGGTTGTCGCACGCTGCTTGGCCTGCACATCCTTGAAAGCCGTCTGCTCTTCCTTGGACGAGAGTCTATGCGTTCCCTCGATCAAAAGGCGTGCAGCCAGGGGTACTGGGACTTCGGCCACGTTGCCCGCCGTGCTCCCGTGGTCCAAGTTGGCAACCGAGGTCACTAAACAATCGCCTTTCAGGAATTGTCCGGCAAGCTCTTCGCGCTTGGCCTTCATACTCAGGTAATACTGTTGAACGTTTGCCATAAATGTTTTCCGAATTAGCGCCCTTCCCTCTTATCGGGTTACAGTGGGGCGCAAGGGCGCGGCCTTTAGCTGTTAACCTGGATGCCGAAGTTCTCGCGCAGGTTAGCGCAGCCGTACAGTACGTCCACGGTGAACTGCTGGGCCAGGGTGTTGGGGTCATAGCTCATGACCACGCGGACACCGAAGTTGCCCATTTCGGCGTACTCGGCAATGGCACCCGTGCCGGGCAGGGGCTGCGGAAGCCGCCGCATGACCAGACCGATGGCGTCCTTGGCAAAGGCAATGTTGTGAGTGTTGACCGTGCCGGAACCCGTCTTGGTGACGTACTGGGACCGGAACACGAACAGGTCTTTCACCTTGCCCACGGTGCCGTCAATCAGCGCGCGAACGCCCGCCTCCGCAACCTTCTGGTACTCGCTGAATCGCGAGATCTGCCGGATGTTGGCGTATTCGTCGCCACTCACCACCAGGTACTTTTGCTGGGCCGGGGGAAGCTTGGCCTTGAACAGGGCCGTCTCAATGCTGTCAATGACAGCTTCGGTCAGGGGCGTGCCCGCCGCGCCAACCGCCGTATTGCTGGTGAAGCCGGGGTACAGGGCCAGCAGGTCCGTTTCGATGGATTCCGCAATGGCAATGATGGCCGGTTCCATGTAGACCTTGAGCAGGTCCGGCACCGCCAGCACCTTGGTGATATCGGGAATCTTGAAGGTGGCTTCCTTGTGCTTGTTAAGCACGATAGGGGCGTTGCCCAGATTCGGGTTCTGCGTCTGAACGCTGCCCGCTTCCAGGATGTTGTTCGCCGTCATCGTGGGGGGCAGGGGGACGTTCACGGTGTCACCCGCGTTGGCCAGGACGGGTTCGTAGTCCCGGTTGACCAAGTTACCCATGATAAGGCTACCAACCAACGCGGGAAGCGCATCGGCGGCAACCAGTTTCACAATCGCGTTTGCTACATTCGCACTCGTAATAGCAGGCATTTCGTTTCGTTTTCCTTTGTTGAGTTACTGAAGTTACCGCCCCAATGAGCCAAGTGTTGTTCTGACCGCATCCCAGGCTGCGGCTTTTCCGTCCGCAGACATGGACGGGGAAATGCTGTTCAAGTCCACGGCCTTGGCAGGCCCGTGGCTGCCAGGGGTTACGCCGGACCCCCCAGTGTTCACGGGGGCCAGCAGGTAAGCGTGCTGCGTGGGCAGAAAATCCTTGATGAAGGCTTCGGGCGTCAGGTTGTCACCGGCCACCAGCGCGCCGGTATCCGTCCGCTTGATCTGCGGCAACAGCTTTTCTACCGCCGTCTGCCGGGCCGCGTCCGTTGCAAACTGGAACCCGGACATGGCTGAAGTTACAGCCGTCAGCCGCTCCGCGTCATCCGCGCGCTTGCGCTCCGCTTCACGTTCCTTTTGCAAGGCAGCCATATCCGCCACCAGCTTTTCGTTGGAGCGCCGAAACTCCAGGATCTGGCTGTTCAAGGCCGGGTCCACAGCCGGGGCCGCAGGTGCAGCGGGGGCAGCCGGGGCCGCAGGTGCAGCGGGGGCCGGTACGACTGGCGCGGGGGCCACTGGCGCGACGCGCATTTCCGCCAAACTGGTGGTGATACTCCGCATCTGCTCACCCAGAGGAGCAACCACCCCCTGAATCGTCCGGGTCACAAGCGCTTGAATTTCTTCATCCGACATTGCCATAAAGTAACGTATGCTCCGCAGCTTATTGCCGTAGCTCTGTACAGCCTAATTTTATCAACAGGCAGTTAGAAGCCTGCTTTCTTGCTCCCTGTAGCTCCATGAAAACAAAGCACTGGGGAACTTTTCAACGTGTGTGACCGCTTATGACGCCGGGGCGTCCCCTTCGCCTTCCGGGTCATCCAAGCCCATGGTCTTGACCATGGTTTTCTGCAACTGTTCGGCTTGCGCGTTCTGTTGCTCAAGCACACGCGTGGCCTTGTCAGGCGCGGCCCGGATCTGGTCAATGATGGCCTTCAACGTGTCCGCGTTCGCATCCCGCAGCGCGGCGCGCGCGGCCAGGATGAATAGCTCTTTCTCCAGCAGGTCCGAAGGAATCTCCATGTTGAGAAGATCCTGAATGACGGCAATTTCGTCCGTGCTCAGTTTCTCTTCGAACGCGAACCCACGTACATCGAATGTCAGGTTGCTGTCCGCTTCGAACCCGGCCAGGACGCGGGCAGCCGCTACCCACTCCAAGGTTACCTGCATCTTCGCGCGCAGGATGTCGCCCAGACCGTTCAGCACGTCATGACTGGGGGCCATGTCCTGTTTCTTGCTGATGCCGGATTGCGAACTGGCCGTGGCCGTGGTACTACGCGCCTGTGACACCAAGTACAGCGCGCGCCAGATTTCTTCCGTCAAAGTCTTGCATCGTTCTGACAGCTTCTCCCAGCAGGTGCCTGTGGGTTCTGCATAATGGTAGCTTGATCCGATGCCCAGCTTAATGAACCCTGTTTCCGACATCGTAATACTGGACACATCGTCATCCGTGATAAGCACGGGAACCGCCAGGGCAGCCATGTACAGGGAAAACTTCAAGGCGTTACTTAGGTTCAAGTGCTCCAGCGCGGGCAAATACGCCCGGTTGCCCATGTACCAACCGTCCGGCACCTGGATGTGCTGCAAGGGCAC